TATGGAGATTAACCATAAGTGTAAACGATGAACCCGAAAATCTAGTCATGTTACCTCCGCTAGACGATTCTATCGCAGATAAATTGATTATGACTAAGGTTGAACGGGCTAATATGCCTATGGCTACCGACTCTCCCACTGGAAGGCGGAAGTTTTGGGATGCCGTATGTGCCGAACTGCCTTACTTTGTTAATTTTCTGGATGAATATGAGATACCAGAAGACCAAAAGGATTCTAGATTTGGAATTAAAGCATTCCAGCATCCAGATCTAACCGAAGTACTGCAAGATATGTCGCATGAAATCAGATTACTTGAATTAATGGACACTATTATCGTGCCGAGTTCGGGAAGTTGGAAGGGTACGAAGGAGGAATTGGAAACAGCACTCCTAGAAGATCCAACATACAAGCGACAAGTCGAGAGATTATTGTACTATCCAACTGCTCTCCAGACTTATCTACGTAGATTGGGTAAAACTAGACCGGAGCGGGTTAGGAATTATAGGTCGAATGGTAGGTACAAGTGGGAAATCCACTCAAATTAGCTCCGACAGTGTTGTCAATACTGTCAGTTTCTAACTTTGACAAAAAAAGTGAAAGTGGAATACAAGGTGGAGAGGTAGCGTGGTTTTTTTCTACAAACCTCAAAACTGGCGACATTGACAACACTGTAGCAATTTTTAATCATGGACATTAGAATACCAAAACATCTAACGGACGAAGAGTTAAGGGACAGAGCCTTGGCTGAATTCGAGGAAAAAGCAGCGAAGAAATTCAACGCTGGAACTAAAGAACACAATCCCAATGGAGACAAAGGGCTTGACAGAATGAGTAAAGCGCAGAAATTAGCGGCAGTCAAAGAAGAGGTTATGGATCTTTGGTTTTACGTTACAGCTCTTGAAGTAGAATTACTACGAGAGATTTCTGATGAGGCGAAAAAATAGAAATAATTACGACATTGTACCAGACGATTGGTTTGAAGAGGATTATATCGTGTGGTTCTGGTAGTTTTATAGGTTTCAGGTAAGCGCACTATTAAGACGTGCGAAAGAGTTATAGTTGTACTCGGTCATAGCCTCGCCTGAACCTTTTTTTTACGAGAGATTTCTTCGTTGTTCGATCCCCCGGCCGCGCTATAAATCGAGGCACAAAAAAAGCGGCCATTAAGACCGCTTGCATTAAATTACTTAGTTTTCTCAAGAGTTGTCTTCCTCAATCATAGGCCAAATCCCATCGAATTTAAAAGAGCCTAGTGATTTATAACTCTTATGCGTTTTTTGGAGATACGTTACTTTACCGGATGTACCTTTAAATATGTCCATGTCTTTAAGCTCGACAATTGATTGACGATTTGTCCCATTAAACTTAGTTTGTATTTTTACGTGGGTTGTTTTTCTTGGTGCTTTCATTTTTATTAATTTTATAGGTTTTAGTTTGAAAGAATTTTTCCCAAGGATAGGAAACTTCGTTTTCTTTTTTGTGTTTTTTCATGATTTATTTTGTTTTCTATGTGCTTCAAGCATTTTCCGCTCGTGTGGTGTTTTTGGAGACATACGCCCCGCAAGAATCATTCTGTTAATGGTCCGTGTGGCCGCATCTCTAAAACTAGTTCCTTTGTTGTTTTCTAGATCCAAATGGCCAGCCTCGCCAACCCTAACGTCAGGTAAAATAGTTTTTCTCATTATCCTATATACATTATGTCCGTGTCTCCGTTACCGCCCACAAGGCGAACTCTAGCTTTAACGCAACGCCTACACTTTGGCGTGTGTATGCCTAGTTTCTTGTGATCTAAAGCGGCTTGTGAAAACTCGCTTTCGTTTCTGTCTTCACCGCAATAACGGCAGTATACTTTTTTATTACTCATTAGTTTAGTTTTGATTTTTCACTGTTTATTTTTCGGCATTCAGCTTTTACAACTGGATGCCAAGATTCGTCTATTTCCGTAAATGGTGCATACACTTGCCTAGTTAATTCTTTTAACTGTTCAGGGTTTAGAACTATGTCTTTTTTCTTAGTCAAATCAATGACTAGGTCCGTTTTTTTATTATTTATGTGGTTTCTATACATGGCTTAAATTATCGGGGATACAATGCCTCCCCGTGGGCCGTGTTATACAATCCCGAACCAACTAGCAAGCACCATTGCCGCAAACCAGATCAGGAAGAGGTAGCCTAGCACTACCGTCAATGTGTCTTTTTCTATTTTCTAACCTTTCATTAATTAACCGTTTTTTATTACCGTGAGCGGGGAAACCTATCACAAAATCACGATTTTTTTTGTGACATATTCCGCAAGTCTCGCAACTTATGGAATCTTGATATGCTAGCCTAATGACAGGATCTTCAGGCCATACCAGTTTTGGCGATTTTGCCGAGGCTGGGCATATTTTAACGTGCAACCCGCTTTTTGCGTGGAAGTCTTCAAGTTGAGTTGACGGCACGGTCAAAACTACCGGGCCAATGTTTAACGCTTTTTTAATTTCAGCATCTTTCAGACTATCCGCCGACAAATTAATAGTAAAATTAGTCGTACTATTAATTTCGTTTATTATTTTTCTGTTTTCTTCCGTTAATGGTTTATGTGTGTAAGTAAACCCCTTTGCCGTGTCGTTGGCTTTCGCCAGCTCTCGCAATTGGGTTTTATCTATGGTAGAGCCTACGCCGGGAAGATCCCCAACTACAGCCCATCGCCAAAGCTTGTTTACTTTAAACCTAATGCCTCTTATTTGCCTTAGAATGGCCTCAAATGACGTTTTGACATTTCGCCAGTGTATCGAGACCGGACCGCTTTCGCCATAGCAACCACGGCCTTTTAAGGGGCAAAAAGGCGGACATGAGGCCCGGTCCGCATAGACGGCCGGAATATTACCCAGCTTTTTATTTTTGGAAGATTGAATATAAGTGTAAAACATAAAAAAAAGCGGAGGTTTTTACACCCCCGCCATTTAGGCAGTTTTAGAACTTTAACGGTTCGACATTTGCGACCACGTCAAGTACTCGGTGCAATTTTTGCGTCCGACTACACATTTCAACCGGGGAAAGCTTTTTATGACGTTCTGTTACAGAGTTGAACAGATTCCATAGTTTGTTTTCCGTTGAATGTATCACCGTTGGCTTTTTATACTCCTCGATTACTTCTAGCACTTGATTATTATTAATTGCACCGCCTTTTAATAACTCAATAACGGTATCACTTAATTTTTCTTGTGTTAATTCGGTGTTTTTATATTTGCCAATACGCCTAGATTGGAAATCAAAGGCTGAACCCATTTTAGAAATGGAATCATATATTAACCCCGGTAAATTACGTAATATATTCTTAGTGTGTCTATGATTACACATAATTTCACCAGAAAACGCCATATTATCGCAAACAAACACCTGTGAACCAATACACAAGCCACTTGCAAACGACTTATCCCCGGCATTACGTAAGCCTAGAATCCGCCTGAATTCCTTATCCTCTGGGCCGAGTATTTCGTTGTTTTTTAACGACATTACACCGAAAAACTTGTTGCCATCTGGTGTTATTCCGTATTCTTGCTCGTCAACTTCAAATCCGAATTTTTTAAGATTCATTTCAGTTAACCCAATAAGATCCTCGTGCGGGATAGGTTGAAACCCGCGCCCGGTCTTTTCGTTGACAGTGGCTTCAGGAGTAGGAAAGTTTTTTATTTCTTCCCTTGTCGTTAATTCCGCGCCTTTATGTAACATTAAACCTAAAGCCATTTTAAAAAGCTCCTTTCGCTAATGCTCCAAAAGAAGAACTTGATTGCCTTTGTATTCTAGTTGCTTCGGGGTTGTATCGAACTTTATTGACTACCTCGTCAATGATACTGAAGACCTCGCTATTGCTAACAAGGTCCTTCTCTTCGATCTTTTTATCTAATGCCCGGTCTAAGACTAGCGCATCATAGATGTGTGGTTTATTTTCGTTTTTCATATTTAAGTTGCCCGTTTAGGGCTGGCCAAGCTTTATGCGTATTTAAAATAAAATTCAAATCTTTTTTGCCTTTTATATCAATTAATTTTCGCCACACTTAACGCATGGCAGTTAAAAAGAAACACGGCGGACACAACAAGACCCCAAAAGTCAAAGTTGATGCCGTGGTTGAAGACTTGAAAAAAGGCCACGGGATTAATCAAATCGCTGTCGATCACAATCTTGGTCGAACTACAGTTGGCTTGATTAGAGAGCAAAACCGAGACGTGGTCCCTAATTGGAGAAGAAACACCGCTTCCAGCATGATGGAGCTAGCCACGGAGCTAGTAGACCATTTAAAAGACACTTACCAAGACCTACCGCCTCAATCTAAACCGATCTTACTAGGCATTTTATCTGACAAAATAAAGGATTTGACCTCTGAAGGAGCGCAAGTAGTGCAACATCAGCACTTACATATTGGACACGGGGATCTAAACAGCCTAATTGAAGGCAAACGAGAGTAGTCTTGGTGTTGTTTTGGGGTTCAGTTTTGGCAATTTTTGGCATCATTGCCGCAAAAGTGTTACTCGGTCCGGTTTAAATATTTTTTATATTCACTCGATAGGGGAGAGTAGTGCAATTAATACGTGCCGCTATTGCCGTTATTGGTCTAAAGAGTAGTATTTTAATTTATATTGAAAACACACATATAAAATACAACATTTATTGTGCGAAAAAAAGGGGAGGGGGGGGATCAAGAGATCTCACTATGGTTTCAGTATCAATGGATTCTTGTTTAAAATTTTTTTTGACAAAAAGGGCGTGACTCGTTTACTCTGCCTGAGTAAATATAAGCGTATGGGAATGTCCCGCGCTGAACAGATTTCTGCTTTTACTAAAGAAGTTGATGCTTTAGTTAGGCGTTACTGTTTAGAGTTTGATTTAGAATATATCGACATGGCGGGAGTTTTACATGAAGCTCAATTCTATTTACTTTTAGAAGCCGCTGGTCTTTTGCACGAAGAAGACGAGGAAGACGAAGAAGAAGATTTTTAGGTATGGCATTTACACCTACGCCGCATCCAGTTTTGAAGGTTCCTTCAAAAAAACGGATGTTGGAATTTAAAAAAAGGGGGGAAAAAGGTTTAGATGAGTTAGCCGATCTTTTGAAAAAAAGAGAAGAGTTAATTCGCCTAGAAAAAAACGATCCTTACCGATATGGCTTTGAGCCTGAAAACTGGAAAGATGCTGATTCTTTGTGGGCCGACTGCTCTGAACTTTTAATCCAAGGAGGCAACCGAGCTG